CGACACCAGTACCTGCACCTCTACCACCTCCTAATGCCGAAAAGCCGTAAAAAGATGAAGTACCTCCACTAAATTGTTCAGATAATGTATAACTACCTAAACAACCGACCCTAACATCATAACATTGTGCAGCAGTAAGAGTAAAGGTACCTGTAAGAAATCCACCAGCACCACCACCACCTGCGTTAGCTGCACCTCCACCGTGTTCTGTTTTTAAACCACCAGCACCACCACCACCGATGACAAGATAGGTTATAATATTAGAAGCTGCAGTATTTGCTAATGTTCCTACATTAAAGCAATCATCTGTTGTAAATACGTGAATTTTATAACCGTTACAATTATAAATGTTAGATCCTCCAGCAGCACCAATATAAACAGCATTATTAGTAGAAGTAACTGTCGATGAATTAGTAGCGGTAGGTGTTTGAGTCTGAGTAGGTGTTTGAGTCTGAGTAGGTGTTTGAGTGCCTGTTCGTGATTGGGTAGGAGATTGTGTCCTTGTTTGGGTAGATGATCTTGTTTGTGTTGGTGTAAGTGTTTGTGTAGATGTACGTGACTGAGTAGAAGTTCTAGTTTGTGTTCTTGTTCTTGTTTGTGTCTGTGTACTTGTTCTTGTTTGTGTCTGGGTTCTTGTTCTAGTCTGGGTAGGTGTTTTAGTCTGGGTAGAAGTTTTTGAAGCACCTTGTGTACGAGTTTGTGTACTAGTGGGTGACGCACCGTAAGTCATGGAAACAGATCTAGTTGGTGTGACTGTTCTAGTCTGAGTTGCTGTTTTAGTCTGAGTTGCTGTTCTTGTTTGTGTTCTTGTCTGGGTGGGGGTTTTAGTTTGTGTTTGTGATTTTGTTCTTGTCTGAGTAGGGGTTCTAGTACGCGAACCCACGGGTGTTGAAGTTCTAGTCTCAGTCGGTGTTTGCGTTCTAGAACAACTTATTGTAGGTGTATTTGTAGCTGTTCTGGTCTGTGTAGGTGTATTAGATTCTGTAAAAAATCTTGTTTTAGAAGGTGTTTTGGTAGGTGTACCGTGAGGTGTGCTAGTCTGTGTTGGTGTAGATTCTGGTGTAGAAGTGGGTGATAAATTCTGAGTTACTGATTTCGTAATAGAAGAAGTTTTAGTCCTCGATTGAGTGGGTGTTAAAGTTTTATATTTGGTTGCTGTTGAAGTGGGTGTTAAAGTAGCTGAAGATGTGAAGTCTCTGGTTTTAGAAGCTGTTCTAGTCGGAGTTCTGGAAACTAATCTTGATTGTATGTAAAATGGATTTTCGCGAATAGTAGGAAACGTTACATAACCCCCAGGATTAGTTATTATAAAATAAAATTCACCCGTAGATTTGTTTTTAAGACTACCTAAACCAAGCTTTAAAGAATTTCTAGAAGGATCAAAATTTACTTCACAACCTAAATCTCTAGCGTTATAACCACTAAATGCAGGATATGAAGAAGATAAACTTGATTCTCCAAACATATCTACTGAACTTAAATTAACACTAGAAAGATCACCAGAAACAAAACTACTAAAATCTGATGCACTTAAAAAGACCTGATAAGAAGATTGCTCACCTAATGTATTACCTGCATTAGGACGAGCTTGCGGTATAACAAATTCAAAAACCTTTTGAAACTCATTAAAAATGATTTTGTCATTGCTATTAGGATTAAAATATATTCTATTTGATCTTCTTCTTGGCATTATTGTGTTAAAATATAAGTTTGAATTTCATTCGACGTAGCCGATACAGAAACCGTTTCTGTAATTGCCGATAACCCAGATAACTGAGTTTTTAGTGATGGGTAATTATCAAGTGTTAAAACAGTACCTGTATTTTCTGTACCACTAACAGCATAAAAGTTAGAATCTACTTTATAGATATTCGATACATCATTTTGAGCAACAGGAAATATCCAACCTTTAATAGTAAAATTGGTATCAGCTACTACTCTAGCTTTATCTGATGCAGCTAATTCTGTAGGATAGTCCATACTAATATCCCCACTCCAAAGAACTTCACTTCTAATTTCTTGTTTTTCTGACAATCCAGCTAATCCTGGTGGAACAGGCCAGCTTATTATAATGTATGGGTTGTTATAAGGTACGAAATTAGATATAATTTGATCCATATCTAATTGGTATCGAGTTATAACAGTAAAACTTATATCTATATTAACTGGTGTTGGGGCATTATACTTATTTGAAACTTGATTGTTAGTATAATAAAAACTATTAACATCAGGTAGTTTATTGAAAACTCTGTTAACATCTCTAGAGATATTGTTAATATTAATTGCAACTACAGGTAGAGTTATAGTTTTAGCTTTGTTGACAATATCATATAATACTCTTTGTTTAGGTGCATATAAATACCTAACAAAAATTCTATCTTTCTGTTCTCGGTTTTTATTATATCTACCGATTACGATACTATCAAAAGCATTAGCAAACTGAATAACAAGGTCTTGTATTTCAAAGTATGTTGACCTGTAACGCATTCAAAATATTTATTCATTTTAATCGTTCAATAAAATGTTTAGGTAATTTATCTTTGTTATCCAATAACAATTTACGAGCTTTACCATCAATCACATATGTTACCGAATAATCCGCTTTAGATCTAGTGCACCTACCTGTAGTTTGAATGAATGCGCTTAGAGTTTTTTGTTGATACCAATCCGGGTCCATGTCAGCCATTTTTTTGATACGTTTATTGCCTAGTGGTGGATATGGTGTTTTAACAATAATTTGAAATCTGCCTTTATCTCCATTTAAATCGGTACCAAATGAAAGTGACGGTGATACCAATACGGTAGGTTTATCAGTGCTATAATGCTGCTCTAATAGTTTTTCATTGTTAGCAGCTTCTTCTCTAAAGAGAAATCTATCACCTTTTAACCGAGATTGAAGATATTTACATATCTCTAATGAATGAGTATGTATAATACCCTTTTCATTAGGATGATTATCTGCTATAGCTTGACAATATCTAGCTATTTTAGGTAAGTTTTGTTGTAAATTACTATAATTTAATACCGGTTCCTTCATCATCATAATAGGAGACTTACCGGGATCAAATGCTGATGGTGTTTCGATATATTTGTATCTTTTAATACCTAATGTTTTAGCATATGATTCATGATCTGTAATCGTCGCTGACATTAGAAGAATGTTATCACCATAATCAAATAGACTGCTAGCAAGATTGTTTACTTTCAAAGGTGTAAAATTGACACCATTCTTTGTAAAATCGACAATATACTCACATTTATGCCATGTTTGTTCAACTGTAGTTAGATTACCGTGGAGATTACGGAGATACTTTAATCTAGCTGCTTCTGGCTGAGATAATGTCATTATCTTATTATTATTTTTACTTGTGAGAGACTCAATTGTCTCAGTGATATTGAATATTAAATTTGCTAACCATCTATATTGAACATCATACTTATCAGATTTCAAAATAGAGTGTTCAACATTATTCAAATTTAGCCTTGGATAATCAATATGCGCACTAAAGCGTCTTACCAGCTCTTCTTCAAGCTCAGATGCCTCATCACAAACAAGAAAGTTTTTACGTTTAACATGACCAGGTAAACTCAAGAACATTTTATAATTCAATACTGCAAATTGACTAGTTAATGCAAAATTACGATTATTATAATAGTTACAACATCCTTTAGCCCAACAATCGTTTTTAAGATTTTTAGTATATGTACACGGTGCAGTATCTACATCAAATGAATCATCAATATCACAAAGATAATTTTGTTTACCTTTTAATAAATCAATATCATCAAAAAGTTTTTTGTATTGATCTTGAAGCTGTTTAGTAATTGTAAGAGCAAATGTACCAAACGAAGGTTCAGCTAAACATTCTGCTTCATTAGTAAAATTACCAGCAAAGTCTTGAGAATATGCTGCGTATGAATTAACTAGTTCTTTAAATTCTGAGGTGGGTCTTGCACTAACATTACCAAGAGTTCTAGGTACAAAACTTTTACCTGTACCTGTAGGTGCTGATGCAATGACAAATCGATAACCATCATTAAAGGCTTGCTCAATTTCTTTAATGAGCTTTACTTGAGCATCAGACGGATTATAACCGTATGGAAACTTACTCAGATACTTACTAAACATATATTATGAGTATATGCTATCAACCATAGAATTAAAGTCAGAAGATTTTGAATGAAGGGTAACGTCTTCAACTTGATGTTGACTTAATATTTGAAGCATTTCAGGGTCTGCATTTCTTAAAACACAACGACACATATCATAATGACCCGATTCTACATTTTTATGAATATACCCACGACCGTGGCATTTTTTGCAACTACTTTTAGGTAGGTCAGAAATTTCAAGCTGACCACAATCTAAATTTTTTGAGTATTCTTCTTCTAACTCATAAACAGCGCCTGTGAATATACTAATAAATTTTTTCATACTTTTACCATTTTCATATGTACATCGTAAAATTTAGAATTTTTCTTAGATTTAAAATTCTTAGCTTTTACGAAATTAACCATATCGTGATGAACTAAGGTATTTAACTTATAATCAAATAATACGTGATCGGTCTTTTTCTTTAAACCATATGGGTATGGTACATCAAAATTTCTTATACCCCCTTTTGGTACTTGAAGTTGAAAAATGATAAAAAAATCCTTTATCGACATATTAATAAGTTTACCTTTTTTTATAACCTTTTCATTTATAACAAAATTTACATCACTAAGAAAAAACTCTTTAAAATTATCTTCTATTTCTTCTATAAATTTAATGATCATGTATTTTGGAAATTTACTTTCTGCTCTGTGGTTAACGTTTGTAGATTAGCTACAAAATATTCCCAGAACTCATCATTTGCAGGTATTGATCTTACTAACTCGACCCCATTAGTACAATTAATCTGTCTATAATTTTGCATAAAAATATCCCAAGTTATAATTAAATCTTTGATAGTTGGATCATAATTAGGTAACCTTACAGTTGGTCTATAATTAAGAGTTAACCTACCGTTTTCGCTGTTAAGTAATGCAAAGTTATTAGTGCAAAGCATTCGTCTGGTTGGAGGTCGACCTTGAACAGGAACACGTCTGTTAAATTTTACCTCACAAACATTTTCTTTAAGGATATTAATAAGTTGTCCTCTACTAACTAGCATTAGGTTTAACTATACCAAAAATTCTAGCTTCATTTAAAAATAGGCCTTTTTTAACCTTACCGATACCATCAACGTCTATATTGTGAATTGGAATACCTAGGTTATTAGGAAACATAACATGGCTACCAACTTCAACATATTCCGTTTTTGTGCCTTTAAGGAGAACTTTTCCTATACGCCATGCTTTTGTATCTGCGTTTAATGGAATAAAAATTCCATTTCTGTTAAGTGCAGTACCGTCTTCATTTTCATCTACATACTCAACTAAAATAACATCTTCCATCAACGTATTAAGAGCGTACCCCATCAAAGTTGAATCAAAACCTTGAGTGGGGTCAGATAAGTCAATAAGACTCTTTTTAGGTGTTAACAAGTCAATACTTTTTTCTGCCTGTGACATGTAAAGACTTATTAAGAGTTTGTATTATTTCAATACTGTTTTAATTTTTGTTATATCAATTTCACCGGAATCTAAATACTGTTCAACTTCGCGTCTAGATATTTCAAAACGTTTAGCTAAGAATTTTACAATATCATCGAAATTATTAATATTTTTTCTCTTTTCTTTTTTAATGTAATGAATACGACCAGGTGTACCTTTTGGTAATATTTTGATTAGATATTCATACCACTCTTTTTTAGTTTCAAATATATTGTAATGTTTGTTAACAGTTTCGTTTATAATTCTAGCATATTCTGCAGAATACATACTTAACCACCGACACACAATAAATGGTATAAATTGATCTTCATCTTCAACGTTATCCAAAAGGTTTCCTTTTTTGGTAACAATTATATCATTTAATATTGTAAATATGTTAATCATCTATATGTAACGGCTTTCTGAACGTTCTATCATATTCTTCATACCAGGTAGGGTTATTGTTCATATCCTCTAAGTAACTATTGTAATGAAAACCAAAATTGGTTTCAATAGAATGTTTTTTAGATCTAGAGTTTTTTTGTTCATTAATGTGAATAAAATATT